GCTGAGACTATCCGGCGGCAGACCTGGGGGATTCTCTTCCTGATAAGCCTGGAACTCTTCGTCGTTCATGAAGAAGCGGCTCGAGTTCTTGTAGCCCAGGGTGCCAAAGATCTCGTCGGAGATCTGGGGCCCCTTGATGCGCTCCGCCATCCCAGGCAGCTGCGCGGTCTGCGTTACGCCGAAAATCAGGCGCTGAACACGCCGCGCTGGATCGGCATTGCCGATGGCCAGGTCGACTTCTGTGGTCAGCTCCTGACGAAGAAGGTCATCCGTGACGGCGTCCATGCCATATTTCTGCCAGACCCCTGCTTCCTTGGCGGCCAGCGCGAGCACTACTTCGTCCGTTTCGTAGTACTGGATCAGCTGAACCATTTGGGCCAGTGTGGGTTCCATCCACGTTTCCATAAAGACGCGCATCGAGTAGTCCTCGACCGCGCCGGCAGATTGCTCAAGCAGCCCCATGCCGCCAACCGTCTCGTTCATATTGCGTGCGTTCTGAACGGAGGACTGGCTGAAGCCGCCGACCAGTTCATCCATCTCGATGGAGAGCCGGTCCTGTTCCTGATAACTGGAGCCCGTGACGTCCGGGGTGTTGATGGTGACCACGTCCTTGTCGGGTTCGTTCATCATGACACCGCCGCCAGGGACGTTGCGGATCAGGGCGTCCAGGTCCACCTGGGCGCCGCGCTTCACGAAGTAGCGCTTGTTGAGAACCAGTTTTACGTTGTCGAGCCGCTGGTTAGCGACGTCGTTGATCTCGGTCTGCAGGCCGGAGGCGAGCTCGTTGTCGCCGGCCGGGAAGTTCTTGTGGGCCTCGATATTGCTGAATCCGAGCGTGAACGGCCGTTGTCCGCGTTTGAGGTGCGGGAAGGCATCGGTCAGCTTGATGGCATCGGTGAGCTGCAGCTCGGTCCCGAGCATCCAGTACACGTAATCCTCGCCATCGACGCGGACGATGTACATGTGGACCCAGACCGTCTTGTACTGGTTCTGCATCTGGTCCTGGGTGGGATCGATGCGGTCGCGGCCCTCGCGCGCCTGGCGCGTGCGGTTGTAGCTTTCGGTGGTCACGGACAGAACCGAGTTCAGATCGTATTTCCGCCACATCGGCTTCCGGGTTTTCGGGTCCTCTTTCTCCATCATCTCCATGACCTCGCCGGCGTACATCGGGATCATGTACAGCAGGTAAGGGCTGGTGTTGACGGGGTCGCGCCAGTCACACATCGGATCGAACCTGAAGTTCTCCGGCGGTATGTTGTCGCAATGTAGGGTGTCGTCCTTGACTGAAACCTCATCCTCGCCCATGGGTACAGCGAACCCGGTCTCCGGGTCGATGTCCGTCACGAGGGTTCCATCCTCGTTAAAGGCCGGTTTCCATTCCTTGTCTTCTTCGTAACTCCAGTACTGGTGCGAGATGCAGATACCGTAGTTCTTGGTATCCTGATACGCGCCTATGGCAGTGAGAAACCACGGCACGGTTTTCTTCAAGCGGTACTCCAGGATCGCCTTGTTGATCCTGGCCGATATGACCTGGTCCTCGTTCGTTTTGTCCACGGGCTGGATGTCGACCAGGTTCTTGGTCGAGAACGCGGCGGCGGCCAGGCCGGCCTCCTGGGACTTGATATTCGAACGGGTCTTGGGCCGGAAGACGCGGGAGCGCTTCCAGGAGCTCTTGCGATAGTTGGAGCCGGGCGCGTGCTGGTTATTGAAGTGCGAGAGGTTTTTCTCCCAGCGCTGCGTGATGTTGGCTTCCATGTAGTCGGTGGATGTCTGGTAGATCTCCTGGGCTTTCATCCTCATCCAGGAATCGGACAGCCGAGGCTCTTCGACTTCCTCGATCTCGCCGGCTTCATCCTCTTCGTCCTCGTGACTGCGGCCCGCGACATCCATGTCGTAGGTGGCGATCTGCATGGAGGGATTGGTGCCAGGCGGCAACTCCGCAGCAGTTTTGCTGTAAACCGGTGATTCCGGACGATTTTCGTTATCGGTTGCCAATGTGAGACGCCTCCGTCATTAAGATTCCAGGCACTTGACTTCCTGCCCGGGGGCCGCATCGGGTGATATTACATCACCTCGGAGGTCTCTTGCAAGGTAATCAAACTGTTCGGCGTCGCACTTGCGCCCGCGCGTAATGCCGAACCGCTCAAGAATCTCGCCGGCCGCACGAACCGCTTCGGCTTTCAGGTCCAGAAGCGAGCGGCCCTCCATGCTGATGTAGTAGGCATTGGTGTTCGAGAGCGACGGGCACATGATGTAGATCATGCGGCCAGGCATGTTCGTGCCCACGCCCCACTCGCGATTGGGGTATTTGGCCATGAGCTCGGTGCCGATGTTCTTCGCGATCCACATTTCCAGCTTGGCCTGCTTGGCGTCGTCGGTCTCCAGGAGATTGACCTGGTTGTAATCCTCGACGATCTGCCCGCGACTGTAGCCGCCCGGCATGTAGATGCCAGGGGCTGCCACCGCCCGAGAAGTTTTCTTCGAGGCGTTAAGAATTTCACTAACGGCGTTCTTCTCCTCGGTTTTTGAGACGGAGGGTTGCTCGGCTTTCGCGCTCTTGATGTTGGTATCCAGAATAATTTCAGACATTTACCTTCTCCTCAGTGCAGTTCGTTGTGCGACCAGCCAGTCACGTCCTCGGACTGGGCGATCTTCTGTGGGTGGCAGGGGCACTCCCGCGAGGCGACATGGGGAGTCAGGGGCGTGCCGTCTTCCTTGATCGGCATGACATGGACTTCCTCGGCGTCTACGAACATCCCCCAGCTCATTTCACGCTCCCGATCTCGTACCAGGCACCTTCGAAGCCAAGGATGATGGCGTTCCCGGAGTTGTTGACGTATCTCACCAGGTACTTGGTATCCGGCTTCAGCACCCACTCTTCCCCCTGAGCGCTGCGGTATACCCCAATCTGGTTCGACCCCAGGCCTCCATTGTCGACGATGTACCGGTCGTGGATCTGCGAACCGTCACCCGTGATCGTCGGCGTGTGAAATACCTGCAGCGACGGGGTGTTCGCGCTGTTCCGGTTGCGGTTGAACGCAGTTACCGGGGTACCGTCGGCCGAAGTGGTCGTGCCCTCGAAGACAAAGATGTCTCCGGGGCTATCGCCGATGTTGAAAATGATGTCCTGGAAGTGGGGATAGCAGCCAGCCGGTACGCTGATCAGCATGTTGTAGGTGGCCCCTATGCCCAGGCTCGTGCGCCCGGACATGTGGAAGAAGAACCCGTCGTGGACATGCCGGTGCGCCGTGTTGATAACCGATACGGCGTGCGCGTAATCGTCGAATTTCATGGCCTCTTCCAGATTTTTCAGATGGCCTTTTACGTCGCGGTCGAGTGGCATGGTCGTTACCCCGTTATCCGATTACGTGGAGCTGGCCGACCCCGAGCTCCGCACGATCTGCGGGGTTTAGCAGGTCGAATGTCCGCAGGGGCGGGGGCGCCAGGTGCCGGATATCCTCGATGGGCTTGCCGCAGCTGCCACAGATCATCTTGCTGTCGGGATCGACAAGCCTGCCGTCGAGCGTTCGAGCAAGCGCAGACCTGGCCACCTCGCCGGCTACCGGCAGATGATCGTACAGGAAGGCGGGCTGCTCGCAGGTCAGGTGGTATATCTCAATCATTTGCCGGCCTTCTTCTTCGCGGCCGCCTTCTTCGGTGGCTTGCCGGTGGCGTAGGACTGGCCGGTGCTGGACTGGCAGATGGCAATGGCGTTACCCTTTGCTTTGCCAGACTTTTTCACTTTCTCAACACAACGGCCGACTTTGGAATTCTTGGGCATTGGATTACTCCTTGGGGCATAGCCCCCTGATTCGACGATACTCTTCGACGACGATGTTCTTTCCTGTGTGGAGAACGAGCAAAAGCGCCTGTCCGAACCTGGCCCAGTCTTCCTTGCGGGTACTGCATTGCGAGTCGTGCGCTCTCGGCATCTCAATCCTCCGGTTCAAAATTGTCATCGGGTTCAAACGATTGCCGCTGTAGGTCGCCAACTTCCTCGGCGTAGGTATGCGCTAGGGCGTCACCTTCGTCCGGGCTGTCCAAGCCCCTCTTTTTCATGTCCTTTTTACGCTCTAAACGCATGCGCTCCTTGTCGTCAAATCCGTATTCGATACCTATGAGCGCGGCGCGTGTATCCGTATCATACGGCAAATCAAGGCCAGTTCGCAAGGCCTTGCGTAGTCGGTCCCACATTTCGACGCGCTTGTTGTAGTAAAGTTCGTCGTCGTCCGCCTTGGAGCCGGCGTTCACCTCGAACACGTCATGGCCGAGCTGGCGCAGTCGGTCGACCACGCCGGCACCTACGCCCACGCCGTCGACGAACATGATGGCGCACTCGGGGTAGTCCTTCTTGGCCATGACTACCTCGACGGCGAGCTGCATGGTGTTGAGCTCGCGGAACTTGCGGATCTCGTGGACCTTTCGTCCCTGGCGGATGGCGATGACGGATTTGTCGTCGCCATACCTGGCCACGTCGACGCCGAAGATGATCGGCAGGTGGATGTAGGCATCCATCGGTAGATCGAGCGCCATGCCGTAGTCGACGATATCGGACGGCACGAACTGCATGGAGCCGGCCCTGGGGAACTCGCCGCGGATACGCACGCGGACGAAGTCGGAGTCCTCGCCGTAGGCTTCCACCCACTCCTGGAGCTCCTTCTTGTTGGTCATCTTGCAGGTGCGGCTGTCGACCTTGCGGGTATTCCAGCGGCCCTTGTCCGTGGTGAAGCAGCTGACGAAGCGCCCGGTGTTCTTGGTCGGGTTCCCATAGCAGAGCCACATGGCGCCGGGGGTCGTTACCGCGCCCTCGGAAACTTCCCAGATCTTGTCCGGGATACCGGAGGCCTCGTCGTAGATGGTCATTACGTGCTTGGCGTGGAGACCGGCGAACGCTTCAGAGTTGTGCTCGGTGTTCGGGATAGCGTTGGCCATCCAGGTCTCGGGGTGGTCTTTGTGCTTGAAGCTGCTCGCGGCCCAGTCGAACCAGTGGCCATTGATCGCGCGCTTCTGCCAGAGGGCGAGCTCGCGCCAGGTCTTGGTGGTCAGCTGCGAGGTGGTGTTGGCGGTGACCACGATGTTGGCGTGCGCGCGGGTCGACATGAACCACAGGATGATCCACGACACCTCGGCGGTTTTACCGATACCGTGGCCTGAGCTGGTGGCGTCGCGGATGGTCTTCTCGGGATCGTTCTGGATGCTCTTGCGGATGTACTCCATCTGCTCGATCTGCCACTCATCCGGGCCGTCGTACTCCTCGAGCGGCCCGCCGGCTTCGCCCCATGGGAACGCCCACATGACATAGCCAAGTGGATCGTCGTAGAACTCGGCGATCTCCTCGAGCAGCTGCTGCTCGTAGGCTGCGTCGTACTCAGTTCTTTTTGCCACCAGATCTCTCCCGTGCTTTGTTCAGGGCCTCTTTTCTTTTCCGGGCCTCTTCCAGGCGAGCCGCGTGGTCCACCACGATGTTGGCGTTCACGTTCTGCTCGAGCTTGTCGCCGAACCTCTTGAAGTGCAGCTTGGCGGCGGTCCACTTCCTCGCGTCGACCTTCAGCCGCGCGCGGTTCACGGCAGCACTGTTGGGCTTGCCGTCGAATGTCTCGTCCTTGGAGTCGTCGTCGGCGATCTCGATCAGATCGTCGATGGCCATCTTCTCGGCCTGGATCATGCGGGCCTCGTCGTACATCTCCTTGACGGTCTCGTCCCGGAGCAGCAGGCGATAGAACATCTGCTCGCGATTGCCCGGCGTGTCGTCCCAGTCATTCTCGTACTCCGCCACCGCGGCGCGGACGGTCTTGCCCATCGCGATGTCGGC